CATCGGTATTGTTCGTGCAACTACAGCATCTAATCAGGATTAATCATGCCATCATTATTTGAAATCACTGCTGGATCTTTAGCTGGCCCAACAGACGGAGGCACTGTAACTCAGGCCACCAACAAAGCGACTACTGTAATTTCTAATACAGAGTCAGGTCAAATAACCATGAACGGTGCTGCATTAGCTGATGCGGCAGAAGTATCTTTCACAGTTACTAACAGCAAGGTTGCGGCAACAGATGTTGTCGTTGCTTGTCATGGTTCTGCTGGTACTGCAGGGGCTTATATCGTGAGTGCGAACAGCATTGCTGCTGGTTCATTCAAGATCACAGTTTCTAACGTATCTGGCGGTTCACTAAGTGAAGCGATTGTCATTAACTTTGTTGCCCTAAAAGGTGCATCTAGCTAATGGGAATGTACGCATTTAGGCGTATGAGAGAGAAAAATGAAGCTGCTGAAAATGTGGCTTCATTAACTCCCACTCTTGAAAAGCCAAAACCAAAAAAAAAATCTATTCATCAAATGATGAAACAAGAAGCTAAAAAGGTAAAACTAAATGGCGATAACCCTTGATGCAACTGTTGGTGGGGCTAGTGCCAACACCTATATAACTCTTGCTGATGCAAACTCTTTTATAGAGGGGCTGATTCTCAGTGATGATAATGCAGCTTGGGATGGGTCATCTACGGATAATAAAAATCGTGCTTTATTTACCGCAGCCCAAAGGATTGACAGAGAAAAGTTTTTAGGAGCTAGGGTAGCTGATACTCAAGCTTTAGAATGGCCGAGATCAGGAGTAAGAAAACCTGACACATACACTAACTTGTATGGGTTAAGCTTTCCAAACAGATTAGTTGCTGACTATTACACTGACACTGAAATACCAGATCGGGTAAAACACGCACAGGTTATTTTGGCTGTATATCTAAACAACAATAGGAACGGACTTGAATTAAGTGGCTTAGAAGACTTTGCTGCTGTAAGTGTTGGTAATATAAACGTAACTCCTAGATTTTATGGAGCTACTGGTATTGATCGTATTCCACCGATAGTTGATCATTACTTGATGGGTATTAGAATAGGTGGAAGAGCAAACTTATCAATCAAGAGGTCTTAAAAATGGGCTACGGCTATCAATACCCAGCAGGGATAATCATTACAGATACAAATGCCCATACTGGCAGATTCGGTAAAGTGCATTGCTTGTCAAATGCAGAGGTAACTTTAGTTGCTGAAAACTTAACAGAAAATGGTTCTGCAACTATTAACGGCATTACCATGAAATCATCTTCAGAAATTGAAGGTGTTATCACAAGTATCACTCTTGCTAGTGGTCAGGTCATAGCTTATTCATTATGAGTCTTGCTAATGCACTAAAAAAAGCTGCCAGTGCTTCACTAAAGAAGCTTGGTGGTGATGTAACTATCAGACAAGTAACAGCAGGGGCATATAACACCACTACTGGAGCTATTACAGAATCTACATCTGATACCACAATTAAAGGTGCATTAAGCAATGTTTCAAGAAATCAGGTCAATGATTTGATTGAGTCACAAGATAAATTACTAACTATATCTGCTGGAGATTTAACTTTTGTTCCTACTACAAAAGATAGAGTTGTTATAAGTAGTGTTGAATTTAAAATTATTCAAATTGTGACGAATGAGCAAAATAATACACCTGTAAGTTTTGATCTTATCTTGAGGTAACTATGACCAGACAAATTAGAATAGATCAAATCTCAGATGTAATGGAAGAGGCTGTAATTGATCTGGTGGCTGCAACTACCCTTGAATGGACTAGAAGAGTGAAGAAGGCTACACCAGTTGATACTGGTAGACTACGGAACTCATGGCAGACAGAAATCAAACCTACTACTGGAACAATAATAAATAATTTACCTTATGCAGAACCTGTTTGTTATGGAACTAATTTACCGCCATCTTGGAATAATACTTTTAGAACAAGACAACAGACTCAAGCTGGTTTTCCAGAATTAATTGCTAAAGAGTTGCAGTCTTGGGCATCAGACGAATACAAAAAGATCAAAGGTAAAATATAATGGCTGCCACAGATTTAAATACAGTTAGATCCACAATAGAGGCTAGATTAGCCACAGAGCTTGCTTCAAGCCCAGCGATTCCTGTTGTATTTAATAATATGACCTTTGACTCTACAACGGAAGATACCTTTGTACAGTGCGTTACAAGCTTTGGGTCTGGTAGTTATCTGACTATGGGAGGGTCTGCTAATTCTACAAATAGTGTTGTTGGTCTAATTCTTTTGAATATTTTTACAGAAGAGGGGATTGGTTCTGGTGCAAATTTTGTAATTGGCAAACGACTGCGTGACCTTTACAATAATATTACAGTTTCAAATGTTATTTTTGATTCACCTATTGGTCCTGAGATTTTAGCCTCAAGTCCAGAAGGTAAGTTTCAAACGCAATTAAGAATAACTTTTGAAATATATGAGGATCTTTAATCATGCCAAAACTTGAAATTACAGAAGAAATGCTTGATGCTATCGAAGCTGTAAAAGGCAGAAGAGAAGCAAATTACTGGGATAATAAGTGCAAAAGATATATGGAGAGTCAACAAAATTCTAAGAAAGGTGTAAAAACTACCGAAAAGAGTTAATATATTTATAAATATTTCTTTTTTTTGTTATGGCTGTAAAAGGTGATGTAGGCAAACTAATGTTTGAGAACGCTGGCGGCACAGAAGCCAATATTGGTGAGCTACGATCTTGGTCGTTATCTGTTTCCAAAGACTCAATGGAAACTACCGCAATGGGAGCAACTTCAAAGACTTTTATAGGTGGTTTAATTAGTGGCGAAGGTTCAGCAGAACTTTTGTATGATGCTAGTGGAAACTCAGACTATCAAGCTTTTATTGATGATGTATTCACAACAGGTGATGCTGGTGACGCATTATTTGAATTGTTCCCTGATTCAGCTACAGCTTCCAAAAAGATAGGATTCGCTGGAATAATTACAGGTGCTGAATATGGTGCAACGCTTGGGGAGATACAAGTAGTGAATATTTCATTTATCACAAATGGTGCAATAACTTCAGCTATATAGTAAATTAAAAATACTTCGCACTTTAATTTATGCCAGCACAAAGAACACTTGATACGTTAAAAGCCGCTTTTGATTTGAATCAGAGGCGAAAGTTTGATGTAAAGGATGATAGTGGCAATGTAGTTGTCTCTCTGTACTTTAAAGCCATAACAAGAGCAGATAGAGCAAGAGCTACACAAAGGGCTGGAAGTGATGACCCTTTAGTTGTATCAACCCATATGCTTTGTCAATTAGCTGAGTTGGAAGATGGAACAAAGGCTTTTCATCCTACAGACTTCGGTAATTTACAAACGGATTTACCAGAGAATGTATTGAATGAGATTGAGTTATTTTTATTTGGTGTAAACGCAAACGCTACTATTGAAAACGTAAAGGAATCTTAAAGGGGGATAGCTGGTTAAATTTTGAGTTCTTCCTTGCAACAGAATTAGGTAAAACGATAAGTGAATTAAGAACACAGCTTTCAGAGGAGGAGTTGATATTTTTTGCTGGTTACTATGAATTAAAGTATGATAGAGAAAAGAAACAGGCAGATGCGGCACAACGCAAAGCCAAGTATAGTTAAAGGAGTTATTGTTAAGTCGTGGCAGTTTCTAATGTAGAACTAAGAGTAAATGCTACGCAAGCTATTACAGCGTTAAAGAATGTTGATGTACAGGCAAAGAAATTTAATCAAACTGTTGGTGGTACAAGTAGTAAATTAAAAGATGCGAACAATGGAATAAGGTTATTACCAAAAGGATTTTTTGGTGCTGGTAAGGCTGCAAATGGAGCTTCACTAGCTTTTAAAGGTGCGGCTGCAAGTCTTGGAGCTTTATTAGGCCCAATAACTGCTGGTATTACTTTAGTTGCTGCCTTTGGAAAAGTATTTAGCACACTGGCTGCACAAGATTTTGCTTCTGCAAAAGTCAAAACACTTGGAGTTGATGTTGATACCTTAAATCCAAAGCTTGCAAGTTTATCAACTCAATTAAGTGGTCAAGTGTCACAACTTGATTTGTTATCAGCGTCTTATGATGTTGCCTCTGCTGGCTTTGGTGAGGTCGCAGAACTTACAGAAGTATTAAAGGCATCACAGTTAGGTGCTACTGGTGGATTTTCTGATTTAGCTACTGTTGCTGATGCAACTACCTCTGTTTTAAATGCTTATGGCAAATCTTCTGCTGATGCGGCAAAGATAGTTGATGGATTCGTACAAACACAGAATGATGGTAAAATTATTGTTGAACAATATGCACAACAGATAGGTCGTCTTGCACCTATAGCTGCTGGTGCTGGTGTTGGAATAGATGAACTTAATGCTGCAATATCTAGTGTCACTGCAACTGGTGTTCCTGTTGAATCAACCTTTGCTGGATTACGACAAGTTATTGCTGCGATACAAAAGCCAACAGGTGAAGCGGCCAAAGCTGCGGAGAAACTTGGTATAGACTTTAGTGCGGCTGCACTTAAATCAAAAGGTTTAGGCGGTGTATTACAGGAAATTGTTGACAAGGGTGGGGCTAGTGAAGAAACACTTGCTTTATTATTTGGATCTGTTGAAGCAAGAACAGCAGTATTACCTTTGTTAAATGATCAGTTAGTCTCATTTAATAAGAATCTAGAAAACCAAGCAAATGCTCAAGATGTTGCTGCGAAAGCTGCATTTACAGCATCAAATACAATAAATGGTCAATTTACAAGATTAGGTACAGCATTTACAAACTTGGCTGGAGAAGGTTCTGAGTTTGGTGCAATTATTAGAGAATCTTTAAAAATTGCTGCTGTAACAGTTGAAGCTTTAGGTGCTGCCTTTAAACTTGTTCTTGCTCCAGCCAGAGCTATTTTTGCTGCTGTTAATGAAGTAGGTAAAGCAATCGCTGAAGCTATAGGCATGGACGCAACAAGTGTTGTCTTTGATTTAGAGCAAAGTTGGATTGCAGTAAAAGAAGGTGTCACAGCTTTTTCTGATAGTGTTATTAAACTTGGTACTGATGTAGGCACAATAATAGGAGGAATGGTTGGTTTTATTGTTAAACAATTTAAAAAGATTGTTGATTTTGTAAATAAAAATCCTGTCTTAAGATTTATTTTCGGCAGAGTAAAACTTCCAAAATTAAATGTTGAATCTGTTGTTCAATTAAAAGAAACTTTTGAAGCTACTGCTGACGCATCAAACAAAATTGTTGAAACAAATACTCAAGCTGGT